CGCTCCAAACTTTATCCCGCGGGCGATTTTGCGGTAACGTTGTAAAACTGAGGGTGCCGGTTACGGGTAACAGGTACTTTATTGTGGCGCGCATTTGCGTAGGGCTGCATAAAGATGCGATAGAGGACGTCAATGGCGGATCATGGTACTCGGCAGTCGTATGCCGATGGTTGCCGGTGCGCTGGTTGTAAGGCTGCCCAGTCCGAGTATCGGCGTGCACATAAGGCGCGTGCGGCTGGTGCAACCGTGACGTCGATTGGTGCGCCTGGGCGTCGGCCGAAGGGTGTGGCGGGGCCGGCTCCGTTGGTTGTGGCTGAGGCACCTTCGGATGGTTCTGCTGTGCAGGCTGTGCTCGAGGAGCTGGCCACGTTGACTTCTGCGGAGACTCGTAAGGGTGCTGCGCAGGCTGCGTTGGCGATGGCCAGGATTTTGGATAATCCGTTGGCATTGGCGCAACAGCCTCAAGCAGCTGCCCGGTTGACGGCGATTCTTGAGGATTTGCGTAAGGGTTCGGCTCGGCGTAAGGGCCGGCTGGCTTCTGTGCAGGCGATGACGTCGAAGGCTTCGGGAGCCTAGCGGCCTTATTGCGGTGGCGCGAATTGGGGGCAGTATGCCCTGGTTGCGTCCATCATGACTTGTTGGGCGTCGTGCGGGTTTAATCCTTGTGCGGATAGTGCGTTGTTGAGTTGGAGTAGGGCGAATCCTCGGGGGCTTATTCCGAGGCCGATGCCGCCTTGGTTGAATGCATCACAGGTTTGGTGGGCGTCGGCGATTAACTGTCCTCGGTCGGCGGTGGTGACGCCGTGGTTTTTGAGGGCGCTGATGTATTGGTCGTCGGGGCCGTCGGCGTGGGCTGTGGCTGCGGTGAGTATGGCGGCGGTAGCTAGGGCTGCGAGTAGTTTGATCATTGCTGGTCTCATTTCGTTAAGAGGTTTTGTGCGTATTGGGGGCAGTAGGCGTTGACTGCGATGCTGATGAGGTCGGCTGCCGCGAATGCTGGGAGTCCTGAGTTTTTCTTTTGGTCTTCTAGGATTCGTGGGTATTCGATGTTTCGGCTGAAGTCGTCGCAGGTGGCGTGTGCGTTGTAGATGCTTTTGGTGGGGTTGTCGGGGTAGAGGTTGTCGGCTTTGAGCCAGGCGATGAATTTCTCGTCGGGTGTTTGGGGCGCTGGCGTTGGTATTGGCGTTGGTGCTGGCGGGGTTGGGACGATTACGTCGGGTGCGGTGGGGATTGGTTCGGCTGCTGTTGGTTGTGGCGCCGGATCTGAATGGTTGAGCATTGTCCATCCGAGTACGCCGATTATGACCGCGACGATGGTTGAGGCTGCGATGAATGCGCCGGCGTTGAGCCAGGTTGTGCCCCAGCTGTAGCGCTCGGTGGGTGCGTCGAGGTCGGTGGTTTCTGTGAGGGACCAGGCGTGGACGGCTTCGGTTTTGTCTTCTGATGGTGCGAGGGTTGTGTCCTCGTCGTCCATGTGTGGGAAGTCTAGTTCGGTGATGGTCATTGGGGATCTCCTTTCTTGACCCAAGTTTCGAGCCATTCGCGGATGACTTCGGAGAGGTTGCTTCCTTCGTTTTCGGCTTTGGCTAGCGCAGCGTTCCATAGGTCGTCGTCTATGCGGATGTTGCGGAGCGGTGTGGGGGGCACGTTGACCTCTCTACTAGCTGTACCTACAGGCTGTACCTACAGCAGGGTCTGCCGCAAGACTTCCTCGCCAAGAATTTCCTTAGAAAATGACAACATCAACCCTGCTCGGTAAAACCGAGCCACGCGTCTTCACGCCACCGCGGCGTGAACTAACCCCTGAGACTTCGCATGGGTTCGCCGCGATCGCCTTCGCCGAAGAGATGCTGCACATGCGGCTTTTCCCCTGGCAAGAGTGGCTGCTGAAACACGCCCTGGAGTTGAACCCAGACGCCACCTATAGGTGGCGTGTGGTCGTCGTTGAGGTGGCCCGGCAGTCGGGCAAAACGATGGTCTTGATCGTCCTGGCGTTGTGGCACATGTATGCGTTGAAGTCGCGGACGGTCATCGGTACGGCGCAGGATCTCTCCAACGCTGAGAAGGTTTGGAAAGAAGCCGTATCACTCGCCCAGGCGGATGAAGAGTTGGCGGAGATGATCCCGGCTGATGGGATTTATCTTGGTCATCCGAAGCAGTTCCAGATCATCCACAACGAGCTTGGGCGTGAGTTGACGTCGGAGTATCGGATTGCTGCGGCTACCCGCCGCGGTGGTCGTGGTTTCTCCGGTGATCTGATTTTGATGGACGAGTTGCGGGAGCATCAGTCGTGGGATTCGTGGGCGGCTGTCACCAACACGATGAACGCCCGGCCGCGGGCGCAGTGTTGGGCGTTCTCTAACGCCCCAGACGCTTTCGGCGTGGTGCTGCGGTATCTGCGGGCACTCGCGCACCGTGAACTTGGCTGGCCGGATGGCGACGAGGATGTCCAGGGCGAGATCCTCGGCGAGATCGCCGCACTGCCCGAGTTTGAGGACATGCCTGAGGTTGAGTTCGACACCGGTTTTTTTGAGTGGTCGATGCCACCGGGCTTGCCGCGGAATGACCCTGAGGGGTTGATGCAGGCCAATCCGTCGTGTAACCACACGGAGGTCACGGAGAATTGCATCACTTATCGTGCTCTGATTTCCGGTCTTAGGACGTCGCCGGCGCATATCGCTGAGGCTGAGATTTGTTGCCGTGAAACCACGCTTGGTGTTGGTGGCCCGTTTCCGGAGGGGTCGTGGGAAACAACCCGCGACGAAACCGCCAAACCGGGTGTGGGCGCGAAAATCTGTGTATGCGTTGAAGTTTCAAACCGACGCGAACAAACATACGTTACCCGCGCCGGTTTAACCACTGATGGTGTGGCTGTCGTTGGTGTCGCCCAAGACCGGGCCGGCACCGACTGGGTTGTCGACTATCTGAAAGAGCAACGCAAAACCTACACGGCTGTCGTGGTTCGCTCCGGTGCAGCATCCCCAGTGGGTGCGCTGTTGAAGGATTTGCAGGACGCGCGTCTGCCGATTGTGGAGTGGAAAGGCACCGAAATATCGGCCGGTCACGGTCAGATGTTTGACAGGTTGCGGGATTCCACCGTGTTGCATCTGCCGCACAGCGGTTTGGATGCTGCCGCCACATCGGCGGTGGAACGTAATCAGCCTGGCGGGGGCTGGGTTGTTGATCATAGTAAGTCACCGACCGATGTTGCGCCTTTGTTGGCTGCGATCGGGGCGGTGTGGGGTTTGAATCATCTGCCGGCTGTGCCGCGGGTGCATGGATGGGACATGAACAAATTGGAGAATCGGGCTCGTGAGCGCTGACAACGGGATCGGCACAGCTGGACGGCTGCACGCCGTCGAAAATGAGCCGACTGGTCAGCGCGCGAACTGGCCGAAAGGCCCCGTACCGTTTCCGCGCACCAAAAACACGCCCGAAACCACCGATTCTGGCTGGAATTGGCGTGAAATCCTGTCCACAACGGGTGAAATCGCCGGTATTTCAGCGATTTCGGCCGGTGCTGCCTGGTACTCGCCCGGAATCGGTTTGATCGCCGGCGGTGTGGGTCTTGTGGCGCTCAGTTTCGTTGCAGGCATACCGCGCCTGCCGTACAGGGAGCCTGAGAAGCGGTGAGTTTGTTCGCGCGACTTCTACCACAGCTCCGGGAGCAACGGGCTACGCCTGAGCAGCGGGTGCTGGGTCTGCCTTCGGCGTTCGCGCCCGGCGGCTACGACGGCATGTACCCCGACACCTTCGGTGAGTTGCGCGCGATGCAGTCGATGGCTGTGTTCGCCTGTGTGCGTGTCCTTGCGGACACGATCGCCGCGATGCCCTGGTATGTGTGCAAACGCGACAAAGACAACATTTCACACCGGGTTTATCCGACACCCACGGTTATTCGGCAGCCGTGCGCGGACATGGACTTGTTTGAGTGGAAATGGATGGTCGTCGCCTCGCTGGCGTTGCGCGGCAACTCCTACCACCTCGTCACCGGCCGCGACAACGAAGGCAACCCGACAGGCCTGCTGCCCATCCACCCGGACTACGTGTTCCTCGAACGCCGGGTGAATGTTCTCGAGTGGTACGACCCGATCTATCGGGTGTTGGGGGAGCGTGTCCCGCGTGAGGACATCATCCACATCCGCCGATTCACACTGCCCGGCGAACCGTGGGGCCTGTCACCCATCTCGCAGGGCGCCCGCGCTATCGGAATCACCCTAGCCGCTGAAGAATACGGCCACCGCTACTTCAAAGACTCCGCGAACCCGTCAGGACTTTTGCGCACCGACCAAACGTTGACCGATGAAGAAGTCGAACAAGTCCAGGCTGAGTGGCTGAACAGCCACGCCGGCCGACGTCACCCCGCGGTGCTGTCGGGTGGGTTCGATTTCAAACCGATCAGCATCAGCCCCGAAGAGTCCCAGTTCCTCGAGACCAGGCAGTTCCAAATCTCCGACATCGCACGCCTTTACGGTGTGCCACCACACCTGATCGGCGACCAGGAAAAAGCCACCTCGTGGGGCACCGGCATCGAATCCATGAACCTCGGCTTCCACACCTATTCGCTGATGGGCTGGACAACCTGCATCGAATCCGCGATCAGCGCCTTCCTCCCTCGTGGGCGTGTCGTCCAGTTCGACCCGTCCGCCTTGCTGCGTGGTGACTTCAAGTCCCAGGTTGAGGCGATCAAACTTGCCCGCGAAGCGAGCTTGTTCAGCGCAGACGAGGGACGTCAACGCCTTAACCTGCCGCCGATCAAGAACGGTGACGGCTATATCCAGCCGATGAACTTCGCACCCCTCGGTTTTGATCCGGCTGTGACGCCGATGCCGAAAGTTGTTGAAGGCGGCACAACCCCCGGTGGGGGCGGCGGGCAGGAGCCCGAGGCGCCAGGAATCGGCGCCAGCCGCAACCTAGTCGAAAAGTTGTGCCGACTCGACAGGGACGGACGAACTGAATACTACGACTTCCCCACCGAAGACGGTGAACCAATGGAGGAATCATGACCGGCCGCGACGAACTAATCGACATCCCGGAACGCAGGTCCGTTCCCATAGCGGAGTTCGATGTCAAAGAGAAGAATGGCACCGCGCACGTCGAGGGCTATGCATCTGTCTTCGACAAGGGATACGACATCCTCGGCGGACCGGACTCTGGTGTTGGCTGGACCGAGTTCGTCGATCGGGGTGCGTTCAAGCGGACGTTATCAGAAAATCCAGATGTTGTGGTCTTAGAGAACCACGTCGGTGGACCACTAGCCCGAACAAAGAGTGGCACACTCGCATTGGCGACCGACAGCACGGGTCTGATTCCTCGATTCGATCTGGATCTGCGCGACCCGCAGGCGAAATCTGTGTTCATCAAGTTGGACCGCAAGGACTACGACGAAATGTCGTTCGCGTTCCGGGTCAGAAAGAACACGTGGACTGAAAACGACACCGTCCGTTCACTCGATGAGGTCTCTCTCCACAAAGGCGATGTCAGCATCGTCAACTTCGGCGCCAACCCCTTCACCTCCGTGGGGTTGCGCTCCGCCGTAAAACTGTTGGCACGTGAAGAGTTCAGCGACGAAGAGATGGCCGAACTGCGGGGCATGGCGGACCAGGTCGACCGCGCGATGGCTGCGCTCGAGCAGGCCCGCGCCGACGACAAGCCTTACGGCGATGTGGCTTACGCGGACCCAAAAAACGGCAAGTACCCGATCAACACCAAAGAGCATGTCCAGGCTGCTTGGTCGTACATCAATATGCCGAAGAATCAGAAGGAATATGACGCCGCCGAGCTGATCGAGATCAAGGCCCGCATCCGTGCCGCGGCGAAGAAGTTCGGCATCGAAATCAGCGACGATGAGAAGAACGCGCAGGAAATCATCGAGATAGTTCGCCGCGCAGTCGACGGACCCGGCTGGCAAGACGACGCCCTCGACGCCGACAACGACGGTGGAGGTGACTCGCTCGCCCGCGCCGTCCACGATCTGGTTGCGGATGCTGCTGGTTGTGCGCCGCCGGCCGGAACCACCGACGTTCCCGCCGACTCAGATAACCCGTTGCGGAACCTCACCTTGGTTGACGCTGTACGTGAGTCGGCGACGCCGGGCAACATCAGCGTGGCTGACGCTGTGCGGATGTGCCGACCGGAGGATTCGCCAGAGCCGCTGTCGCTCGCGGACGCTGAACGCCTCGCTAGCTGATACCCCCAAGATAAGCAACCGCGGCTTAATTACCCGCGGCTAGAAGGCCCCCATTCTCCAGGGTGGGGGCCTTCGTCAACCCTGGAGAAAAGATGTCTAACGGGTCTGTCGCCCCACAGTTGACGATATTAGAACGGCAGATAGATGAACTGCGTAAGGCTAGGCGTCGGCTACTGCCCAACGGATCTTCCGAAGAATACGCTGCATCGGTCGGCGATGAGTTCCGGGCGCTATCAGCAGCTATCGAAGGATTGCGCGACCGAATAGCCGATGAGCGTGAGCGGTTAGGCATAGAGGCGGTTCCTTGCGCTGTTCGAGACGAACGCAATAAGGCAGAGCGCAAGTTGGCCGGGTGGCTTCGTAGTGACACGCGACATGGTGGCCCAAGCGATCCCAAAGGCTGCTTTGTTTACATGCTGCTCGGCGACGACGAGGACGTGCCAATCTACGTCGGTCAGTCCGAGAACATCTACGGGCGATTGGGCGACCACTTGCGGAACCGTGACCGCAAGCACTTGATAAAGGGGATACGCACCTACCGGTGCAAATCCAAAGAACATATGGACGAATTAGAGGTGGCTCTAATTCGCAAGTTTCTGCCAGTACTGAACGTCCAACACGTCGGCCGCTAGCCGGTGTTGACACATTTTGGCACCGAGTGCCATAATGCGCTTAGAGATAGTTCTGCATGCAACGGACACCCGACCTGCAAATTATCTAGCGACTAGCACGCAACGGACACCCGACCTGCTGGTGAGCGCAGCCAATTAACCGCGCCCAGCAGGTCTTTCCATATCGGGCGCCTACACAGAAAGGTTCCCGAAGTGGAACAGGAACAAGAGTCGTCCTATCTGTCACGACTTATCACCACCCGCAATGACCTCGCCAAAGAGCGCGAAGTTGTTGTGTCGAAGCGCGACGCTATCGTCAAGGTCGCCAAGACTGAGAACCGCGAAGTCCTGAACGACGACGAGGACCGTGAATTCCGTGGCCACGTCACCGACATCAAGCGCATTGACGCTGAGATGAAGGCCAAGGACGAGCTGATCCAGGATCTCGACGAGGAAAACCAGCGTCGGGCCGATCTGCGCACCGGTGCGGCCATCGCTCAGCGCGCCACCTCCAAGCTGGAGTCCGTCACCGAGCAGGCCGTTTACACCAAGGGTTCACAGCGGTCCTTCTTCAAGGATCTGGCTGACATCGCTATGGGACGCGACCTTGCCGGCGAAGCGCAGGACCGTCTGCGTCGTCACCAGCAGGACGTTCGTACGCTGCCTGAGTACCAGGAGTACCGCCTCGGTCTGAACACCACGTCCGGTGCCGGTGATGGTGGCACTTTCACTCCGCCCGCGTACCTGCTGGCCGAGTGGATCAAGTACGCCCGTCCGGGTCGTCCGTTCGCTGACATCATCCCGAACGAGGCGCTGCCGCACGGCACGATGCAGGTCAACGTTCCTAAGATCAGCACCGGTACCGCTGTTGGCTGGCAGGCCACTCAGAACAGCGCGCTTGGTGAGACTGACCTGACTGACAGCTACGTGACCGCCAACGTGTGCACCATCGGTGGAAACCAGACGGTCGCTCGCCAGCTGCTCGACCAGGCCGGCATCCCCATCGACACCGTCGTCTTCGGTGACCTGACGGCTGCACACGCCCAGTTCTTGGACGCGGCGCTGTACGCCGGTTCCGGTTCCAGCGGCCAGATCCAGGGTCTGAACACCCTCTCTGGTATCCAGACGGTTGCTACTGGTGGTCTGACAATCCAGTACACGTATGCGGCTATCGCGAACGCGATCCAGTCCGTCTACACGAGCCGTTTCGCACCACCGGACGCGATCTTGATGCACCCGCGTCGATGGGGCTGGTTCCTGTCGCTGCTGGACACCACGGACCGTCCGCTGTTCCTGCCTGACGCTAACAGCCCCATGAACGTGGCTGGCGTTTTGGACCGGGTCGCACCGGAGGCTGTCGTCGGCCGTATCCAAGGCATTCCCGTGATCGCCGACCCGAACATTTCAACCACGGGCGGCACCGGGTCGAACCAGGACGCGATCTACGTGGTCCGCTCGAGTGACCTCGTGCTGTACGAGTCGGGTCTTCGCGCTGAGGCGTTCCGCGAGCCGCTGGCCGCTCAATTGAGTGTGCTGCTGCAGGTTTCGAGTTACTGCGCCTTCCTGTCGCGGTACCCGAACTCTGTGGTCCAGATCACCGGCTTCACGCCTCCTACCTGGGGTAGCTAGTAGCTAGATGTGTTGTGGGGTCAGCCTTTTGGCTGGCCCCACACTCATTTCAAGGGAAAGAAGAATTTAGTGTCTGAGCCGAAGTTCCGCGATCCCCTGAGGGATCACCTTAAAGCGGTGAACGATCAGCTCGCTGAACGTGAGGCTGTTGGTGCGGGGACGACTCCGTATCTGCTTGAGCAGAAGGCCGAGTTAGAGGCCGCGCTTGGTCTCACGAAACCTGCTGCGGTGGTGGATGTTGCCGCGCATGTTGAGCCTGAGCTGGAGCGTAAAGACCTAGAGCCCGCCGCTGAGACGGCTGTTCCGCGCAAGCCTGGTCGTCCTCGGAAGGTTTCGGATGTCGATAGCGCCGCTGGTAGCTGACGCCGACACTGACCTTGCTGGTTGGCAGGCGGGGGATCAGGCGACGTTTTTGGAGATGGTGTGTGCTGAGGTGCGCCGTTTTTGCGGCTGGCACATCGCGCCGACTGTCTCTGTGGTGGGTAAGCGGTGTTGGTTGGGACAGCAGGGTTTGGTGCTGCTCGGTTCAACGTTTGTTACCGCGGTGACGGATGTCAGCGTTGAAGGGCAGACGCTCACTGAGGGCTGTGATTACACGTGGCAAGAGCCGAAGGGTTGGCTGCGCATGCACCCTCACTCGCTGCCGACTGCGTGGGGTCGGGCACCTGACCCGTCTGCGTGTGTGTCTTTCACGCACGGCTACGAGGAGACTCCGCCGGATGTGAAGGCTGTGATTTTTGAGGTGTTGGCGACGGCGATGGAGTTGCCGGCGTCGAATGCGTCGATGGTTGAGACGGTGCAGTACCGGTTTAATTTGAAGGATTCTGTGGGTGTGGCGTTGTCGCCGCAGCAGAAGGAGCGGTTGGGCCGGTACAGGTTGCGTTCTTTTGGTGGTTTGGTTCGCCCGTGATCCCTGACCTCGACGATAGTGCTGCGTGGAGTCGCCTTTTAGCTCCTGTCGTTGCCGATATGTTGTTGGATCTGGGCTGGATTAGTGAGGGTCAGGTCGAAGCGACCGTGATGGCGCTGTCATGAGCACGATTCCGACGCCGATCACGATTTATCATGCGGCGTGGACTGAGGGTGTGAATGATGCCCACGGTAACCCGACTGAGTCTTATGCGGCGTGGGTTGCGCGGAAGGTGCAGGGGGTCGCCCAGTTCGGTCGGCGCGGTTCCAGCCACGAGATTGTGGATGTGGATTATCTTGCGCGGGTTGAGACTGTGTTGGAGATCGGCGTCGCGGACGTGACGGTGTATTCAGAGAGGGACCTGGTCCTCATCGGCGCTACGGGTGTTGATGGTGACGGTAATCCTGTCGGGGGTACCGCGTTTCATGTTGAGTCGTATCCGGATGATAACCGGTTGGGTCCGTTTCCGTTGTTGAACAAGATTCTTGGCGGCGTTATCAGGGTTCGGAGGGTCACCTAATGCCTGGTGGTGGTGTCAACGTTATCTTCACCGCGGCTGCGGGCGGTGGCGGGTTTGTTGCGGCTGCCTCGTTGGCTGGCGGGTATGACCCGGGTGACATGATCGAGATTGACCGGGCGATCCGCCACATGCCGATCGTCGTCAATCATTTGGTGGCGAAGGCCAATGAGTGCAAGGACTTGATTGAGAAGTCGGATGACTTCCGGGTGATCTTGTCTACGGGCGGTGAGTCTCGTGCCCGTGCTTATGTGGCGCCGGCTAATGGGGGCGGTATCCACTTGGAGCTGGCTGACTCGGTGTTGTTGAAGGCTGCTGTGGCGATGGATGGCCGGTGACGAATCCCGGGTTTCCGTCTGGGTTTATCGACCCGGTCCTCGAGCCCGCCGACATCGAATGGCTGGGCTTGTACTACTTGACCCCGTATATGGGGACGACGCCGATCGCCACCCGCCTGCCGAATCCTGGGCAGCAGGCGGACACGATCAACGGTTTTCTGCGGCTTGAGGCTGCGGGTGGGGCGTGCCCGAACGTGTTCGAGTACGACATGACGTTGTTGCTTCATGGGTATTCGCCGAATGAGGTTCAGGCGTCGCAGATTTGCCGCACAGCGTATAAGTGGGCGAAGGCGGCGACTGGCCAGTCGGTGTCTGGTTATTACGTGTCGCGGGTGGTGAATTCGATTCCGCCGCACAGGCTGTCGGATCCGAACGTGATTAGTTTGACCCGTTATCGCGCCGCGGTGACTTGGCGTGTTCCTGGACTAGTGGGGGGCTCTTAGCCCGAATCCAACTGGATAACAACCGAATATATAACTGAATACCAAATCGAAAGCCGCGGCCCGGGGGGTTCGTGGCTTTTCTCATGAAAGGACGGCTGTTGTGGCTACTGCCTCCGCCGACAATGTCAAGCAAACAATTGCACCCTCACCACGAATCACCGGTTCCGTGCTGTACGCACCAGTCGGTACCGCACTTCCGACCTCTTCGTATGTGGCGCTGAACTCTGGGTTCACCGACCTCGGCTATGTCGACGAGAACGGTTTGAAGCAGAAGGAAGACCGCTCCAACACTGACGTGTTTGTGTGGGGTGGCGACCTGATCTCCACTCTGCAGGAAAAGTACTCGCGCACCATGTCGTTCAAGCTGTACCAGTTCCTGGACTCCAACGTTTTGGCGGCTGCGTACCGGAACAGTAACTTGACGGTGACGCCTGCGACGAACGTGAACGGCACTGAGGTTGCGGTTCAGATGAACTCGCAAATCCTGGACACCCTGTCGTGGGTGTTTGACGGCTACTACTTCACTGCCGCTGGCTTTGAGGCTTTGATCCGCGTGGTTATTCCGATCGGCCGTATCACCCAGCTTGGTGATGTGGACTTGACGAACAAGGCCCTTACTTCGGTTGACGCCACGTTGAAGGCGTTCCCGGACAGCAGCGGGAACCACGGCTACTTGTACGTGAATGACGGTGTCACCACTGGTGGTTCCGGTTTGGGTGGCAGCTAGACGTGGCTACTAAACCAGCCACCCCGAAAGCCGCTTCTGAAACTGAATCTGTGGAAGCCCCGGTCCTTGATGAGGCCGGGGTTGACGCGGACGTGTTCACGTGGGAGCCGAAGGCCGGCGGCGAGCCGATTGTGTTGCCGCACGGTTCGAAGGCTGTGCCGAAGGACAAGCATTTTTGGTTCGCCTACCAGATGAACAAACGCAACTTCGTTGGACAGATCATGTTCGCGTTGGAGTGTGCTGGTGTGCCGGATGCGGTGCAGGAGCGTGTGTTCGAGTTGGGTGATGATGAGGCGTTGGAGTTGGTGAACGCCTGGGCCAAGGATATTGGTGGGGCATCGGTGGGGGAATCCTGACGGTCGTCGACATTGTGTGCAAATACCGGCACGCTGTTGTCCGCGACCTGAATTCTCTTGGTTATCACGGTGCTGCGCCGATTGAGTTCGGCGATTTTGTGTCGATTGTGATTGCTTCCCCGCCGGGGAGTGCTGTGCGTTATGCGGTTGAGGGTGGTTGGTCGCAGACTGATCATCTGATCGCGAATTGGGCTGAGCAGCAGGCTGGTTTGACGGAGTTGCCGCAACGCTATATGCGTCCTGGTGTTGCGGTTGAGGCTGACCCGGGTCCGATTAAGTCGGATGGGTCGCCGCGGTTGACTCCGCAGACGCGTGAGGAATTTGAGGCGCGTCGTGCCCGGGATCGGGCGCGGGCTGCTGAGTTGGCTGCTACTGAGAAGCAGATTGTTTGATGACTGGAGGGGGTGACCATGGCTGACGGGGATATTAACCTTGCTGCGTTGTGGGTTCCGGTCATGGCCGAAACCAGCCAGGTCAAAGGCCAGCTGGCTAAGGCTGGTGCTGAGGGTGCGGCGGCTTTCACGGCAGCGTTCAAGTCTGCCGCGGATCTCTCTGGCGCGTTTGGTGGTGGTCGTTCTCTCGATGTGCTGGCGACGCGCTGGAAGGCGTTGACGGGCGCTATCACTGGTAGCGCTGATGGCGCCAGTAGGGCGATGCAGGTTTTCAACACTGCTGGTGTTGCAGCGGTGGCCGGTTTCGGTGCGGCGTTGGTGGAAACCACGAAGAAGGCCGGTGATTTTCAGGCGTCTCAGGTGCGTCTCGTTGCTTCTGCGGGTGAGACGGCGAAGGGTATGCAGGCCGTCTCTGACGGTATCTTGCAGTTAGCCGGCCAGGTGGGGTATTCGGCGGGGGATCTTTCCAACGCGATGTACACGGTGGAGAAGGCCGGGTATCGCGGCGCTGACGGTGTGAATGTGTTGAAAGCTGCGGCGCAGGGCGCGAAGTCGGAGAACGCGGACCTTAAAGAGGTTCTTGGTGGTTTGACGACGTCGATGAGCGACTTTGGTTTCGGGCAGGAAAAAGCCGCTGACGTTATGTCGAAGATGGTTGCGGCGGTCGGTATGGCCAAGACGAACTTCCAAGATTTCTCGGGTGCACTGCACTCGGTCGAACCTTTTGCTTCCGCGGTGGGGGCGAGCCTGTCTGACGTGTATGGTTCGCTGGCGCAGATCACCCAGTCGGGTACTGGCGCAGCGCAAGCCGCGCAGAACATGGCCCGCGCGTACTCGACGCTGTCGAACCCGAGCGCGAAGATGCGTGATGAGATGGGACAACTCGGCCTCAACGCCAACGACGTGAAAGAGAAGCTCGGGCAGCGCGGGCTGGCGGGCACGCTGCAGTTGATCGCGAACACGATTCGTGAACACATGAACCCGCAGCAGCAGGTCATGATAGACACGTTCTACAAGAGCGAGCAGGCAACTGCCGCCGCGAACAAGATGTTCGACGCGATGCCTCCCGCAGTGAAGAGTGTCGCCGAGGCCATCAAAGCGGGCACCCTGTCGTATAAGGATTTCCGTAAGACGCGCGGCGGTTTGGATGTTGAGCAGGCCAACGAGTTGCAGCAGTGGGTTGGGTTGAATAACAAGGTCACGGGTTACTCGACTGCGTTGAAAACTGGGCAGGGCGACATCCAGACTTTTATGCAGGCGTTGGCGTTGGCGACTGGTAATCAGGAGACTGCCCGGATCGCGATGCAGCTCACAGGCACTGCCACGGATGCCACCAACGAGAAGATCAGGCAGATCGACCAGACGACCCGTGAGCATGATGGGACGGTTAAGGGTTTCAACGAGACTCAGTCGACGTTGAATGCGAAGATGGCTGACGCGAAGGCGGCGTTCGGCGCTGCGGCGATCGAAATTGGGACCGTGTTTGTTCCGGTGATGACTCAGGTGGCGAATGTCGCTAAGACGGTTGGCGATGCGATGGCCAAGCATCCCGCGATTCTCAAGGACGTCACCCTAGCTGTTGGTGCTCTTGGTGCGGCGTGGGTGGGGCTCAAGACAATTAACCTTGTTGAGTCGGTGTTGAATCCGGCGACGAAGGCTATGGGCGAGTTGGTGCCGCGGAGGAGGCTGCCGCAACGAAGGGTGATCTCCTGCGGGGCGCGTTGGGCAAGCTCGCTAAAGGTGGGCTTGCGTTTGCGGGTGCCGACATGGCGGGTGATGCGGCGCAGTCCGCGGCTGGGCCGTCCGGCTTTTTGCATGGCGCCGCTGTTGTCGGTACGGATGTTGCGAAGGGTGCCGTTGTTGGTGGGACCATCGGTTCTGTTGTGCCGATTGTTGGTACGGGTTTGGGCGCGGTTGTCGGCGGCGGTATCGCTGGCGGTGTGGGGCTTTTTAATCAGCTGACGCATGCTGATGGTGGCGCGATTGATGGGTCTGGTCCTAAGGGTAAGGATTCTGTTCCGGCTTGGTTGGCGCCGGGTGAGCATGTTTTGACTGCTGATGAGGTGGACGCTTTGGGCGGCCAGTCAGCGGTTTACGCTTTCCGTAAGGCTATTCGCCGCGTAGATGGTGGTGAGGTCGGCCCGGATGTTCAGGCCGCGATGTCGATGTCTGGCACTCCCTACAACCAACACACGCGCACGGATTGTAGCGGCATGGTTGGGCGTGTGGTTGAGGCTGCCACTGGGATGGGTGGTGGTTTGCCGTCGACCCAGAACATGGGCCAATGGTTGGCTGCGCGGGGCTTTGTGTCTGGTATCGGTGGTCCTGGCACTATTTCGGTGGGTTGGTATAACCACGGCAATGCGCCGAATGATGGCCACGCCGCGATGACGTTGTCGGATGGCGAGAACGCCGAAGCCGGTGGCTCGCACGGTAATTTCCTTATCGGCGGGGGTGTTGGGGCGTCGAGTTCGCAGTTTGATCACCACATGTATTTGCCGAACCTGTATGGCGAAGGTGTCGGCGGCTCTGGTGGTGGCGGCGCCATGGGCGCCATGGGCGGTATGGGCGGCGGCGCATTTGGCGGTGGCGGCGTTGGGGGTCGTGGCGGCGGTGGGGGCGGCTTCTACACGCCTAACCCCGAGAAGGTTACGGCTGCGCAGGGCCGCGTTACCGATCTGGACAACCAAATTCATGTCCTTGAGGAACGTAAGAGCGAACTGAAGTCTGATGCGAAGCAGTCGGAGCGGGACAAGCTCGACGCGGAGCTTCAGAAGGCCCATCGTGAGCGTGATGAGGCGCAGGGAAAGCTGAATGATGCTCAGCGCGGCGACTTCCACGCCGGCACCGGCGGTAGTGGTGGCCGGGGTGGTCAGGGCAGCACTGAGAGTCAGGCGCAGCAGTTCGCCAGCGGCGCTCTCACGGGCCTGATGTCTGATCTTGGGTTTGGGAATGTGTTGGGCGGTAAGAGTCCCCTGGATTGGGGGATTGTGAAGATGGCTACGGGTTTGGCGTCGATGGGCATTGGTATGGCCAATGCTTGGACTGATTCGAAGATGGCCGGCGGCGCACCTGGTGCTGGTGGTCTTGCTGCGGGGCTTGGTAGCGGTATGAGTGCCCTCGGTGGCGCCCCCACAGGTAGCGGCTTGAGCGACGTTCCCAGCGGGCTGGGCGGTACTCCGGACAGTGCACCCAACGGTGGCAGCGGCGGAGGTGGCGGCCAGGGTATAGGTAGTGCTCTTGCGGCGAACATGCCGAGCATCGTGAAAATGGGTGCGGCTGCTGCGGGGCTCGAGCCGCATGGCCAGCCTCTCGCGCCACAGGGTGGGTTGAAGCCGCCTGACGTTTCGGGCTGGACGCGTACGGCTCCGGGTGCGGGGCAGATGCCGACGCTAGGTGCGCCCCCGGGTGCGGGATATACGCCTTTGCCGTCGGCTGGCGCGCAGATACTTCCCGGGTTTAAGCCGGATGCCGGGACGCCGTGGATACCGGGAATGACAGCCAAATACGCCGGCGGCGGCCCAGTACCTCCGTCTCCATTCGGTTTTCAGCCCGGCATGGACAAGGGCGCGTTATTTCAGGCGGAAGGACCCGACAATTACGCAAGTGCGTATTTGCATAATCGTTCATTCGCTAAGCCTTCTGGAACGAATTACACCACGGGGCTAACGGCTGATCAGGAACAGAAGTTTCGTGATTGGGTAAAGACAAACAACGTTCCGACTGACCCGAACGCCAAGATCCAAGACTATGATATGCGCGGGTACTGGCGCGCGATGACGAGCGGCAGCGCCGAGAAGTGGGCCGGCCCCGGCACTCATTTTCCGGACACCTTCAAAACTCCGTACGACACCACGTTCTCAAATGAGTCGATGTACGCGACGAAGGATAATCCGTTTGTTTGGAGGGGCGATAATCTTATTGATGGCCGCTCAGGTCAACTCGTGTTCGGGCATTTCGCCACCGGTGGACCATCTGGTACGGACACTGTTCCGGCGTGGTTGTCGCCGGGCGAGTTCGTGATGAAGACGGCGGCTGTGAACAAGTACGGCGCCAATTTTATGGCCTCGGTGAATGCGGGGAAGTTCGCCACTGGTGGTGTCGTCCCACTCAGCCCGTCCTCGGTAAGTAGTGTTCCGACAGCCAATTCCGGTACGAGCATGTCGGTTAACCATCACGCACCGGTGACGTATGACAACCGAATCATCGTGCAAGGCAATCATCTAGCTGACGCCGACCAACTGGTAGGGCCGATGCAGGAGCGCATGAATGCGACCACGTATTCGCGTGCGTCGTTCGGTGGTCTACCGTATGCGGTCGGGCCGGGAGGCGGATAACAAGTGACTGCCCCCATCGACCCCGTACCGTTGAACAACACCGCGGGATACATTCCGCCCAGCATCCTGGCGACCTACAGCGACTTCTACAGCATCCCGCAGCAGTTGCAGGCGTTGACGACGCAGGTTATCTATATCGACCCGAATGGCAACATCTTTCACCTCGCCGGCCCGGGCGCGGGCTCGGAGGGCGTCACGTTGGGTCAGCAGTTACAGGGGGAGCAGCAGTTCCCGTTCGAGCAGGTCATCCAGGAGGGTGCGTACCAGTTCGGGGCGACCATTCAACGGCAAAACTATTTGAAGCGGTTGATCAACCTTCGGGTGGTGATCGGCGGCGAAAACTTCTCCACCTACCAACACCAGATGTGCGACAACCGATGGTGGAACGGCCAAGACGAAACCCAAGACGGCTGGCTCGGCGTCAAAACACGGTTCACCGGTTGGCGTTGGATTCCAGTGCGCCCGTTCAAAACTGTGGATACTGCGCAGAAGATGGACCCGGTTGCATTCGGCAACAACATGGCCATGTGGGACATCAACTGGATCGCCCAACGCCCTTACTACACGAAGCCGGCGGTCTACAAAACGTGGTATGCCGCGCAGTCGGGTCAGCCTAGCGCTTCTGGTGTGTACGGCGGGCAGGTGACGTTGGCGAACCGCGGCGACCTACCAACCTACGTGGAGTACATGATTGACGGGGTTGGGATTGCAACCGTCCAAGACAATAACTCGACGACGATGGTGGCGTTGCCGCCGATGGTCACCTCGGATGGTCCGGGTTTGTGTGACACAGACCCGGCGAATCAGACGCTGTCGGCGGCGAACGACCCTGCAGACAATGTGCTGTATGACTTTCTGCAGTCCTCGGAGATCCTGAACTATTTTCTGACGTTTTTGGACACGAGCAGTGAGCCGTGGTGGCAACGCGGCTACGTCCGGTTCCTGTACACGGTGCCCCCGAACAGTGTGACGACATTTAATGTGCAGCACACCAATCCGGATGCGGTGATCACGGTGATGCTTTCTCAGCGCTACAAGAGAAGCCGATGACACAGTCGCTGTTTGGTATCCCCGAGAATTCCACCATAGCCAACACCCCGCTGGGGCCGTTGGCGCTTGACTTCTCACAGTGGCTCGAGTCCGTGTTCCAGCCGGTCGGATACACAGGTGCCCCGGATCTGTCGACTGATCCTATGGAGTGCTACCAGTACCTCAACAACAAGCGAAACTTGAAGGTGGCGTCCGCGAACCAAGCCCCGTTGGTGCGGATTGCGGACAAGAACTTGAACATTGTTGCCACGATCGGCGACATCGGCGGCGGCTCCGAAATCTCTTGCGAGGTTGAGGAGTTGATGGCCGACTCCGGTAAGGGGAAGTGTGTTATCCAGTTCTCTAACTGGTTGACGAACTGGATCATCAACGAAAACAGTATCTATGAGGATCTGCATTTGTTGGTGGATCCGATTCCGACGGCGCCGGATTGGCGTACCCGGTGGGGCGGCAAGATCACCGAGATCAACATCTGCAATAACGAGGACGGCACTGCAACCCTCGAGTTGCAGGCGATTGCGATGCGAGAGCATTGTAAGAAGCTGTTGTTCGCTGCGAACCCCGTGTTTGCGCCGGAGATTCAGCTGCCGCAGATGTGGGTGCTACCAGGACCAACCAGGTCGATCCTGATGCTTTCGATGTTCATCAACCTGGCCCGCATCTTCGTGCCGGGGTTGAACACCATCACGAACGCGTTCAACCCCGCTGCGTGGCTTACCTCTGGCGAGAACCTGGACCCGTTGTCGTGGCCGATTCAGGTGGCGTTCGTCAATCCGATTTTGGATCAGTCGCGTTGGACTGTGTTGGGGGCGACGTGGACGGACTGGCATTCCACCATGAACGACATGCTGTCTGATGCGGGTGTGGTGTGCCGGGCGTACACGTATTTGACGACCGACCCGGATTCGCCGCAGACAGAGCTGGCTGATTTGATCACCGGCGCCGCCGAGATCGGCGCCGACGTCCTGGACTTGCTGGGGCTGAATTCGGCCGCGGACTTGGTCAACCTGATTGGTAATGATGTTGCTTCGCTGGCGGCACCGACCCGCAACTGCGTGGTGTTCAGTCTAGAAGACCAGTCGGGTCAGACGGGTCCGACAGGTACGGCCCTCGATGGATTGTTGAATCTGATCTCCGTCACCGGAGACGATTTGATCACCGCGACCCTGTTCAACGTGGACACCGGCGAAACCCTTGACGGGGAGCCGGTCATTGATGTTGCGGCACCGGACGTGCCTTTGATTCAAACGTTGTTGGGTGAGGCGCCCTCTGTGCCGAAGGTGATTTGGCGTGAGGGCACGTTCAACGGGATGGTCAAGAGTGAGGTCAACATCCACAAGGCGCCCGTTTTGACGGTGATGACTGGTGGGCGTAGCCCGGCGATTGTCAACCAAACTCAGGATTTTCTGATCAAGTATGCGTTGTCGCAGTTGGCGGATGTGATCATCCTGTCTGCCGGCGAAACGTGGGGCGGCCCAGCCACATTCTCATGGCAGACACCGTTGACCATGGGCCTCGACAACCTGTATCAGGGCCAGCTGGACAACACCCTGTTTGCGTGGGAACGCTACACCGACCCCGTGCGCGCGGTGTGGGCCGGCGACCTACAGTTCCAAGAGTATTTCGACCGCGGCTCGAGTACGGCGTACACGTTGGCAGGCTGGCTGACGCTGGCGGAAGCCAACTATAAAACCCGCCCGTTTTACGGCTTCACCACCGACATCCGCAACGGTGCCCCGTGGATCGTCGGCCAGGACGTGCTGCTAGGGGAGCGGGCCGGTTTTGAGATGGGCGGCGTCATCTACGTCGACCAGATCACCGCGGTACGCCACAAATACGACCGCAAGACAGCCCAGATTGTGTCCATGTCGATCGGGGATGACCGGGATAAGCATGACCCGGTAGCACGGGCTGTGCGCGCGATGCAAGCCGTCTACCAAGGCTTCAGTGCGTTCCTCGGAGAAGGGACCATCTTCGGATGACCAAATATCAAGGCGCACAACGAAAATCGGGTATGTATCGCCCCCTCAGCGAGAGCGAGAAAGAATCTGCCCTGCGTGATGGCGCGGTCGGCGCTGTGCGTGAAGTGAAGAACCGCGAAGCCGACCTCATGGCGATGCAGCGGGCTGCGGGAACAATGTTCGCGGCGATGCTGCCGAAGTTCTCCCCACGCCTCGAGGTTGTGCAGGCACCGATGCCGTCGGAGATGACGGCCCCCCTGTTTGAGGAGTTGTGGAGTGTGAAACCGAAAGTGACGTTTGAGAAGTGACGTCCCCACAGCTTGAGACGCTCGACTACCTCCAGTCCGCGCTAGCCAAAAACGATACGTACGCGGTTGTCACGCAGTCCACGTCGGGTGCGTTGACGATTTCGGCTGAGGTCGGCCCCGGTATTTCGGATGTGTCGATTGGCCCGCTCGTAGGTCCGACTGGGCCGGCCGGCGAATCGCAGTTCCCGTTGATGCTGCAGCCCGAAGTGTTCGGCGACCCAAGCCAACTACCAACAGATTTGACGAACACCAACGCGGATATCGGCCGGTATTGGCTGATTGATGTGACGGGTCCTGGTGGGGCGGTGATTTCGTCTGGCGCCTACATTTGGTTTGGTACTGAGTTTCGGGTGTTGCCGTTCGGCACGCAGGGTCCTCCGGGACCGTATGGGGTGATTTCTCCGTATGTGTCGCTGATCGGGGCCGATGAAACGTCGCAGCTTGTTGTGACCGGTGAGGGGACATCTGCGTCACCGTATTTGGCGACGATGGAGTTGTCGGTTCCGCCGGGTCCGCAGGGGCCGTGTGCGCCGTTGGCGTCGATGGCCGACTTCGACCAGTCATCCCCCCCGACTGTCGGCCAGTTTGTGACGTGCACTGGTGAGCATGTCGAGTACGGTGGGCAATCGCTTCCGTTGTGGGCTCCGCAGAATGTGGGGGACATTGTCCCGCAGTGCTATACGGTGCCGCAGTCGGCGTTCACGGCAGCGTTCGGTATCACGTTCGCCTCGTATGTGACGATCGCAACGTTCAGTGTTCCGCCGAACGCGTGGAACTGGAAACCGATTGTGTTTGGGCAGATCCAAATGTTTGAGGCGGAGTTGTCGCTCAACCCGCTGCTGATCGGTGTCGAGGTTTATTTGGGTTCCCCGAATCCTAGTGTGGGGACGTTGGTGGCACGCGGCTTCGGCAACACCCCCGGCGGTGTGGTATCGATTTTTCCGCACACGTCGTCGTCGTCGTCGCCGTCTACTGCGATGACGCCGTGGAACTCGGTCGGTTTGGTTGAGGGCGGCCACGGCGGCGCAGCAGGCACCTTGTATGTGAATTTGTTGAATGACGGTATCGCCGCGATTTATGATTACAACCCGCAGGGTGCGGAGTTGTTTGTGATGGCGTGCCCGGCGACCTCGCAGGCCGCCCTGGATTTGACCGTGTACGGGTCGCTTGGCATCAAGGTGACGCTCAGCGCCCGCCTTGCTGTCGATGTGCAGGCAGAATTCAAAGGCAGTGGCACATTGTCGGTTAGCGGCGTGGAGTTCTCGCCGGTGACACAGGCATTCCGGTCGAACGGCACCTACACCTATACGCCGCCGTCGTGGTGGACCAATGGCACCGACTATCTGGACTTGATCGCTGTCGGTCCTGGTGGTGGCGGTAGCACAGCGAACGATTTTGACGCTGGCGGACCTGGCGCTGCCGGGGCATGGGCCACCACGACCATTCAATCCCTGTCCTCTGGCTCTCTGACGGTCATTATCAGTGAGGGTGGTGCAGGTTCGACGACGACTGCCGGGGGCAGCAGCAGCACCGCCGTCGAAATTAAAGACGGTACTACCGCGAAACTTTCAGCGGCCGCGGGCGCTGGGGGCACCTATACGGGTGGCGGTAGCTACGGGGGTACGGGCTGGTATGGGCCGTCACCTGGTAATGAAACCTTTGAGGGTCAAACGTATTACGGCGGCCTGCAAGCCACGTCGGGTGGTGCTGCGGGTGGCTGGCCCGGTGGTGGTGGTGCCGGCGCGGATCAAGTGTTCGCCGCGGGTGGTCGTGGCGCGTCGGGTGCTGCGTGGATTGTCGCGCGGAAAGCCTAAAGGAGTGTCGGGACTTAATGAGATTCAAGGGAGAACGCTGACGTGACCACTCCACTCGGCACTGTGGTTTATCTGCAATCGGTGCAATCGAACGTCCACATCTACGCGGTTGTGACAGATGGTACGACACCGAACCTGAATACAATCACGATAGAGGTGTCGGCGGATGAGGCGACGGCGGTAGTGCCCGCGTTGGTGGGTCCGCAGGGACCTGCCGGGTCACCGGAGTTCGTGTTGAATCTGCAGCTGGATGTGTTCTCGAGCCCGTCAGCTTTACCGGCTGTCGCGGAGCAGACGATTGGCGATTACTGGCTGGTGGAGCAGACGGACGATAACGGCAATGTGGTGTCGTCGGCCGCCTACATCGCGTGGGGTTCGTACTATCGGGTGTTGCCGTTCGGCACGCAGGGTCCGATCGGCCCGGTTCCGCTGATTACGCCGAATGTGATTTTGATCGACCCGAATGAAACGTCGTATGTGGTGAACGCGGGCACGGTTTCAAACCCGTCGTGGACGTATTATTTGGCTGTACCTAGGGGTCCGCAGGGGCCGGCGGCGTCGTTGGCGGCGTGCCCGGATGTGAATGAGTCGACGCAGCCGACCGCAGGCCAGGTGCTCGGGTTTAACGGTCAATATAATGATGGTTTGCCGGTGTGGCAGCCGATGACGGTGGGGGCGATGTCGCCGTTGCCGTATACGGTTCCGGAGTCGGCGTTCACCTCCTACAACGGTATTAGCACCAGTAATCAGACTGTGTGTACGTTTTCGGTGCCGCCGAATCCGTGGGCGTGGAAACCGATCGTGTTCGGGCAGCTCGAGGTGACCGGTATCGAACTGTCGACCAACCCGCTGCTGATCGGTGTCGAGGTTTTGCTGGGCGATCCGTCGAATGGGACGTTGGTGGCGACGGGGTATGGGAATGGTTTCAGTGGGGTGGTGACCATCGTCCCGCAAACCTCGTCGTCCGCGTCGGCGAATACGGCGATGACACCAACGAACGCAACAGCTTTGGTGCCTGCGAACCACACCGGGAACCAGGGCACCTTGTATGTGAATTTGGTGAACCAGGGGCTTGCGGCGGTTTATAACTACACGTCGGCGAACTCTCAGTTGTTTGTGATGGCGACGCCGGTGACGACGGAAGGTGCTGTGAATGCGGCGATTTACGGTTCACTGGGCACGAAGGTGACGCTGGAGGCGTGGACCGTAACCCTAGGCAGCTAAACCCGTTCCTGCATAACCGAATAAACCCGCAAGCCACCAGAAGTCTGGTGGCTTTTCTCATGGAGGAAAAACGTAGTGACTAATGTGACACCAACCGCGCAGACGATGATCACCGATTACAGTGCGCTCGGCAGCTGGATCGGTTTGTGCACCGGCGCGCCCGGTAGTACGAATGCCCCCGCTAATGAAGCTACCGGTGGCAGCCCCGCATATGCCCGTCAGGAAACGTCGTGGACTGTGTCGGGTGCGACGGCGATTGGTGGGTCGGTGACGTTGAATGTTCCGGCCGGAACCTACAACTACATGATCATGTGCTCGGCGTCGACGGGTAACACGATGGTGGACTGGTGTGCCATCAGTCCGCAGGTTGCGTCGGGGCAGACGACGATCACGATCACGCCTTTAGCGACCGCGTCCTAAGTTGCCTCGCGAACTTGACCTGTTCCGCAAGCTGGCGCAGGTCCAAAACAATCCGCTCAACACAATCGGCGCCGGGTCGTTGGCGAAGATTATTGCCCAGCCGACTCCTAATCTGGCCGAGGTTGAGGCGCAGCTGATTGATCAGGCTGTCAACAATTTTTTGACTCAGGTCGATAATGCGACTGGGTTGAATCTGCTCGCCTGGGCGCAGGAACTTGAGAGCTTATTCTCCGGCAGCACAAACCTTTTAACGTCGTTGACGACCGAAATCACCAACGCCTGGAACAACTGGGTTGCCACTCTCGACAACCTCGATAAGGCGACGGTCAAGGATTTCACGGACTTCATTACTGCAATCGACTCGAACGCTAGTAATGCGTACGCGAACTGGACAACAGTCCTCGAAGACCTGGGCCTGTCGCAACAGACCGCGACTGGCCTGGTGTCCTGGCTGCAGACCCTGCTCGAGCCAAACTCTCCCCTCAACGCTTCCAACCTGTGGGGCCTGATCCCCACCAAGTCGGTAGGCGCGGTTGCGGCGACCGCGGTGAACAGCACAACGCCAAACCTGTTGACCAACCCGGATTTTCAGGCGGCGATCTCGCTGTCTCCGGGCGGGCAGTGGTCGTGGGATTCCACGGTGTACTACACCCCGCCGAGTGGGGACACGGCGCCAGGCGCGGCGAAGGTCGTTGCCAACGGCACCGCGCAGGGGTTGAGGTCCAACCCGATCAGTGTGTCGGGCGGCCAGGTTTTAGCGCTGTCGGCGAACATCCTCACCTCCGGTCTGACCTATACCGGTACCCCGATCGAGCTGGATGTCATTACGTTCCTTGGGAACACTCAGGTCGCGGTGACGCCGGTCGTAACCTCGGCCGCCCCCACGGGTGCGACCACGTCGTGGGTTAACCCGCCATCGGGTTCTGTCGCCGGCACGCTGTCGGGGAACTACACGGTTCCCAGCAGCGGGGTTGACGGGGTCAAGGTCCGGCTGGCGTTGGATTCGACCGCGACAGCGGGGAGTGTGTGGTTCGGCGCGGTGTCGGCCACCCTCTCGGGCGGTTTGATCGCGTCGATTCAGAATGATCTGTCGACGTTGCAGTCTGACAGCAACGCGAGCAATGCGGCGTTCTCAACGTTTCTGCAGTCGGTCCTGTCCGACATCACCGGCTATACGTCGTGGTCGACGTTCATCACCGCGGTGGAGTCCGCGTGGAACACCTACACCACCACCGTTTCCGGCTTGGCGTCGAACGAGATCTTCACTATCCAGCAGCTGATCAACTCGCTGCTGGGGATCAGCCCCACCACGGGGCAGATGTCGGCGACGAACGTGCAATCCAGCACGGGCGCGGCCAATTTGCAGGCGGACATCAACGCCGTCTTCACGCCATTCGAGTCGGTCAACGGTTTGACGTCAACGACCGCTTGGCAGGATTCGTGGAACGGGCTGATGGGTCTGTTGGGAATTCAGACGTCAAATCTGTCGGGGAATACTCCGACGACGCAGGTTCCCTCGGCGGCGGTGACGGGTATCCAGAGCGGCACGAGCTTGGGCGCGATCCTGCAGAACGGTTGGGATTCGCTCGAGGCGGCGCTTGGCATTACCACCACGGTGACCGCGGGAACCTCTACGCCCGCCTCGGTAGCGGCGGCGGCGGCGACGGTTGCGCAGAATGCCTCCACGGCGGCGGCGACAAGCCTCGCGAACCAAAACATCCTCGGCGCGGTGAACAATAACCCGGTGTCGGCTGGGCTTGAAGAAACGGTCACATCGAACTTCGACTACGCAACCGCTTCCACCACTGCTGGCATTACACCGTTCACCTCCTCTGCCGGCACCTGCGTGCGCATGACCCAGGCCAAAACGCTGGGCTTTGTTCAGTGGGTTGGGTTTTACACCGCGGGCCACCCGCCGACAGGTCTCTACATCAACTTCTACAAGATGGACAGCAGCGGGAACCTGGATCTACTGTTCACGTCAGCGAACCTGGTCACCGCCCTGGCAAGTACTGCACAGTGGAACATCTACGACTTTCCCACCGCCGATCTAATTTCGGTCAATGCGGGCGACGTTATCGCCGTTGAGTTTCAGGTCACGGGAACAGCGGGTACCTATACGTTGGCCGGGCTGGCATCGTCCGCCACCAACAATCATCCCACCGCGAACATTCAAAATATTGGCTTCACCCAGAGTTGGTCTTCAGCGGCTTCCACGATTCCCGCAGCCAGTGTTGGCTGGACCGGCAAGGCCCCTTATGTCGGGTTGGGTGTTGGTGCGCCAAGCATTCCTCCGTTGTACCAGCAGCCGATCCAAAGCTACTACGGGAGCGCGGGAACGCAGACATACACGCTGCCTCCTTGGTTCCGGCTGGGGACCGACTACCTCGATGCGATCGTGCTCGGTGGTGGCGGTGGCGGTGGTGCTGGCGCGGCTGGAGGCGGCAGCGCTGGAGGTGGCACGACCATCACGGTGACCACGGCGAGTGGTTCGCAGACGCTGACTGGCGCTGCTGGGGCAGGCGGCGCATCGGGCGATGTCGCTGAAGGCTCTACCGCCTACTACGGCGGTAGCCCAGGCAACTACAACTGGAACAGCATCAACGCTTACGGCGGCGGCACCGCGAACTGGGGAACCGCCGGATCGCCAGCCGGCGGCGGTGGTGGGGGCGCCCAATATTTCGACTTCTACGGCTACGGCGGTCATCCGGGGTCGTTCAATGCCGCTACCTACCAACCGACTTCCGCCACGGTCTCTGTCACGGTGGGCGCCGGGGGTGCCCCTAATGCCCAATACTCGCCGGGGGCTGGCGCTGCTGGCGGCGTCTGGCTTCTCGCGAGGCAAGCGTGACCGGTAACACAAATAAATGACAGAAGGGACAACATAAATGTCTGCTATCCCAGTTATTCCGACCATTCCGACCAACGCCGACGATCCGGCCTGGTTACAGGCCGCTATCGCTGCACTCAACGCCGAGATAACGGCTGGCGATGTGTCGCTTGCAACCCTGATCGCTCAAATCCTCGCCCTGGGGGCGCGGGCCGCAAGCTTGCTGTAACCCTGACCGCTCCAACACTAACTAACGGAGGGAACAACTAATGATCCTTCCGGAGATTCTGTTGTGAGCAAGACCGTCATCCTGCTCAACCCGTACGGCACCGACGTCACTCCGTACATCTCTCACACGTCGGGGTATTCGCAGCTGTTGAACGGCACCGTCGCCGCCACCACCGACACCGTTTACACGTTGCCGTACAACAACAACGTTTCGACGACGGCGAACATAGTCAGCGGCGCCGGCCTGCTGGACACAAAACTGAACGGCACATCCGGGCAGATCCTGGTCTTCGGATACTCCGAGGGCTGCCAGATCGCCGACTATTGGCTGACGAATTACGGCCCCACCACCACCGTGAGCCCTGCCAATGTGTCGTTCCTGCTGATCGGAAACGCCAACCGGAAATACGGCGGGTTCGCCTACAACCGCAGCGTTTTCAGCAGTGTCGGCTACAACGGGGGCAAGCCCGACAACACCCCGTTCACCGTGGTCGATTTCGTCCGCCAGTACGACCCCATCGGCGACTTCCCGACGGCGACAGCGATTGTCAACGCGCTGGTCGACCTGTCATATGTCGGCAGTGACGCCAACTACATTTCGGGCGCCTTTCAGAGCGTCTCGAATGTGCTGGCCAGCACGGCGTATTCGAACACCATGACCAACGTCCTGGCCGGCCTGGCGCTGATCCACACCGGGCTCGGTGTCGCGGGGACCGGATACATGTCCGTCACCCCTTCCGACCCGGTGAACCTGTCTTTGCCTGACGGGAACATCACCTGGGTCTGGAGCCCAACCTACCCGGTGCCGATGTTGGGGACTGGCGGAACATTCCCGCAGACCGATCAACAGCTCCGCATCCAGATCGAGCAGTCCTATACGCGGCCCGTGCAGATTCCGATGCCGGACTACGGCAACAACAGCGGCTGGGGGGTCGAGCCATTCCCGGTCGCTGTGCCACCGGCGCCGGTGACGGGCTGGTGGGCTGAGCTCAACGTCTCCTGCAACATCGTGGTTACGCCCACGGTGTCGGCCAGCACCGGCCACATTGGGGCGGCGTTGGCTTTGACTGTGACGCCTTTGGTTTCGGTGTCGGCGAACGCGCACGAGTTCGGTTTGATAAGCCAGTTGGTGACGCCGTCCGTCACGGTTACGGCCGCGCTGTTGGTGTCGGCTGGTGTGGCGCAGACGGTTACCCCGTCGGTGTCGGTGGCGGCGGGTGTCGTCAAGGACGTTGCTGTCACTGTGACGGTTTCCCCGTCGGTGAGCGTGGCTGCGGAAGTCACCAATATCGCGATCGCCAATGCGTCGGTGTCGGTCACCCCGTCTGTCGTGTCTGCGGCGACGGTGTTGAAGCCGGCCGCGGTGGCTGGCGTGGTGACGCCGAGCGTTTCGTCGGCTGTTAACGCGGTCGGGTCGGCGGCGGTGTCGGTCACACCGACGGTGTCGGTGTCGGGCAGTCTGATTATTCTGGGGCCGACCCTCGACGCGGTCGGGCCAGGCGCAAACAACGATGCGGACGCCAGCTCGGTGACATGGGCTCACACCGCGGCTTCGGGCGCCGACCTATTCGTGTACATCGCCAACCCGACAACCACCACCGGCTACCTGCCTACTGCGGTGACGTATAACGGGGTAGCGATGACCCAAATCGCCGCCAACGATACCTCGCATGCTGGCTATCTGTTCCTTTATCACCTAGCACATGCCGGGACCGGTTCGTCGGAGAATGTCGTCGCCACATGGGGGAATAACCCGTTTTACGCGGTCTGTAACTCCATCTCGTTCAATAACGTTGCTGCAGTGGGGACCCCGGGCTACGCGCAGGACAGTGGCTCCGAGTCGACGCCCACGCAGAGCGCGACTCTGGCCCTCCCCGGCACGTTGATTCTGCAGGGCTTCGGATTCCACCAGCCGGCCGGTTCCGTTACCACGTCGGGCGGCACCGCAGACTACAGCTACTACGATTCGACCTCCTCTGCGGCGTTAACAATCAACCATGCCACGACCACTCAAACATTCACCGGCAGCACCGCTTCCACCTACTGGGCCGGTATCGATGTAGCACTGTTCTCCCCCCTCCCCGTCGCAATTACGGTCACACCGACGGTGTCGGTGTCGATGGGGGCGTCCACCGTGGTCAATTCTGCCGCCACGACGGTCACCCCAAGCGTGTCGGCGACAGCCGTGGTTACCCGGGCCGGCGCGGTCCCTGTCACAGTCACCCCTGCGGTGACCGTGTCGGCGGGGTTGACGGAATTCGCGACGGCAGCCATCACAGTCACACCGGCGGTTTCAACGTCCGCCACGGCCGAGATCTCCTCGGCGATCACGGTCACCCCGTCGGTGGCGTCCGCGACAAGCGACGACACCAGCGTGTATGCCACGGTCACCCCGAGTGTGTCGGTGGCGGCGGTCGTGTACCGCGAAGCCGCAGTTGCCGCAACGGTGACACCGGGGGTGTCGGTGTCTGGGGTGGTGACCGAGTTCGCGTCCGCGACCGTAACGGTCACCCCGTCGGTTGGCGTGGTGGGTGACACTGTCCTCAATATTGCGGCGGCGCTGTCGGCCACCCCGGGCGTGTCTGCCGCAGGGGGTATCACCGAGTCTGCCGCAGCCACTGTGTCTGTGACACCGTCTGTTTCGGTTGCCGCAAGCACCGCTGCGGCTGTGTCCGTGTCGGTTTCGCCGTCGGTGAGTGTGGTGGCGGCAGTGATCAAACCCGTCACCGTCACCGTCACCGCAACCCCGACTATGGCTGTCAACGGGGCAACCGTTTGGCGCGACACCGTCACCCTCTCGGTAACCCCAGCAGTGACGGCAGCAATGGTGCCCGTCAAACCCGGCAACGTAGCCGTCACAGCCACCCCGTCGGTGTCGGTTGCTGGTACCGTATCGGCGTCGCTGGGCTACAACGCGACCGGCGCGGGCAGTTCCGGCAGATCGGTGGCGTCGATTTCGTGGGCGCACACAGCGGCCAGCGGCGCCTATGTGTTCGTATTCGCCGCGGTGCCGGCCGGCACCGGAACGGTGTCGTCGGTGACATACGGCGGCACCGCAATGACGCAACTCACGTCGAAAACCGACAACAACGGAAACATCGAATACCTTTACAGCCTCGCTAGTGCGCCGGGGGGCGCTCAGACGGTAACGGTAACGGGGTCTTCTTCCAGCGCCTACCTTGCAGGCAACTCCGTCTCCTACACCGGGGTTGGATCGGTGGGCACCCCGCAAACGGTTAGTGTCACTTCCGGCAGCTTGACGCAGTCGGTGACATGCACAACCGGCCAAATGATCGTCCAGGGATTCATGGACTGGCAGACCAACATCACCTCGGCCAGCGGGGGCACCAACCGCTCACTTGTCAACTGGCTAGGGACGTCCGGCGCGGGCGTCCTGACCATCAGCGATGCGACCGCATCGACCACCTTCACCGCTACTGGCGGCGTCCCCTACACCGGGATCGCCGTCGTCATCTAACCAACGCAAAGGAAAGCATGTCAACACTGACAACCCTCACTCCGATCACCGCAACCATCCAAGGCTTCCAAATCCAAGCCCCCGCAGACATGCTCACCGCCCTCCAATACATTTCACCCGGCGGCGGCCTCAACTCGACCGCCTACGGCGGAACGATCAACTCGCAGAACGCATCCGGTACCGCCTCCTGGACGCTGCTGGTTAACAACACGCAGTCGAATACCAGCGCGACCGCGAAAATTGGCGACTACGTCATCCTAACCAACAACTCCATCGTCACCATCTGCCCCGAAGCATCTTTCGCCTCCCTGTACACCGGCTAAACCCCCAACCCCATCCAGCCCCACCCGCATATGTCGGGCGGGGTTTTTTCATGCCCACCGAAAGGCCCTCCGTTGCAACCGTTTCTCATCAACGCCGAAGTCACAGCCACCGCCGTCGTCATCACCACCGAAGAAAACAACGATGAAAAGGAAAACAACTAATGGCCACCTACAGCTTCTCAAGCACGGTCGCTAACGCCGCGCTAGGAATCTTCGCCGGCACCGCAGTGGCGGCAAACGCATACGCCACCTCAGGCAGCGTCTACGTTCAGCTACACACTGCTGACCCCGGAACGGCCGGCACCACTTCGATCAGTGCGGGATCGACAACCCGCGTCGCGGTAACGTTCGGCACCGCATCCGCCG